TGATGATTAGCGGAAAAGCCTATTATCGGGCTTCTGATGTGCGAGAGTTCATAAAGGAAAGGTTTGATGTAGGTACGCTCCGAAAGTTTGAAAAAGAACACGGAACAGACAAATAAGAAAGAAACTATCCCGGAGTTGTACACGTGGCAACTTCGGGATTTTTCTTTTTTGGCAAGCTGTTTTTTATTCCTCTGCTGATATTGTCCCCTCCCTTTGATAAGACTGTTCAAACCGTCTGCTTAAAAGAACTATCATTTCATTAGTCTTTATCAATTCCAAAGTATATTGTTCCAACTTGTACAGCAAAGCAAGTGCTTTCTTTTCTGAAAAATTGGAATGAAGTTCTTTCACTACCTGATTGTAATTCTGTCCTATACTTCTGAATTGTGAATAGAACTGTGTTAGCTGAATATAATAATCCACCTTACTTTTATCCCTTACTGTTACCTTAAACGACTTACCGAAAATACAGTTCTTAATAAAATGCGCTTTGATAGTGTAACCTGACCTATCAAAAAATGACAGGAATTTGGCGTTCTCCACATCGTCCAAATTGAACGAATACCGGTGTGTGCGTGGGTCAAGTTTAGGCTTGCGCCCTCCATTGTGTTGATACTTCTTTTTCTGTTCCATAATTATAATTTTTACATGGTTTACGACTTCGGAGTAAACCAAACCACCTTATCAGGTGGCAAGGTTTTGAGGTGCAAAAAGCGAATAGCGGACCTCAAAACACAACTTGCTATGTTCAAATGAACATAAAAATCTTCCCTATGGTCAGATTGCCAAAGCAAGCGGTTCGGCTTCCTCCTATGTCTGTTTATCAGTTACAAAATTACAGACAGCAGTTAATCCCTGAAATATAACCTATTACGCCAAATTACGACACAAACAGACAAAGTAACCTTGTTTTTAAAAGCATCTGTTTTTACCCTTTTCTTTGCCGGAAATTGATTGAATGAAAGCAATATATAAGACTGCCAAACAATCTTTAGAAAAGGTTTTAAACTATGCTTGAAAGCTATTTAAAGAAAAATCAATATAGCGATAAAACTGACTGGCTTTCTTTCAATCAGCATCGGAAATCAATCAACCTATTTATAAACCATTAAAAATTAAATGAATGGAAGAAGTAAAACAATCATTACAGGAAACAGCAAGCAAGGAACGGGAAAGCTATAAATCGGTGTTCCTCAAAAAACGGTCGGTTTGCAACCGTCAAAGCGTGTACATAAGCGGAGAGATACAGAAACGTATCATGCAAATTGTAGGGGTGATTACAGGCAAACAGGTAAGTATCGGAAATTTCATTGATAACGTACTGGAAGAACATTTGAATACACACAATGATGTTCTTTCGGCTCTCTACCGGGAAGAAATGCAAAAAGGAATATTCAACCAGCCAAAAGAGAAAAACCTATGAATATCATAACTATTGAGGAACAGACCTTTAAACAGGTGTGCGGTCGGTTTTCCAGCTTCGCCAGTCAGGTGGAACGGATTTGCAAAGAGAATACCCGCCAGCCGGATGAATGGCTGTCAGGTCGTGAAGTGTGTGCCCTGCTGGGTATCAGCATCCGAAGTTTGCAGAACTACCGGGATAGCGGTAAACTGGGCTACTCCCAAATAGGTAACAAGCTGTACTATAAATCTGCCGATATTGAAAGACTGATTGCAGAATGTACGGAAAACAAGATAACGAATTATCAATCAAACAATAAATAAATATTGCCCTATGGAAAAGAAAGAAGAAAATAATACGGAAGTAAACCAGTCATTCAAATTGTCTGCCATTGTCGGAATTTGGGAAAGTTTGAACCTTCATCCTACGGTGATGATATACCAAAGTAAGAAAAAGTATTTCCTTTCGATGCTCCATGTATCTGATAACGGACAGGCGAAACCAGCCGTTTACGAGATACAGAAAGAAGATAACCGTTACTTCATCGTTGAAGCCTTTAAACGGCTTTATATCGGCTATGATGCGGTAAAAGATAGTATTTCCATATTTTACTATGGCGAGTATCTGCGTAACTGACAGGTGTATGTCTGTCAATCATTCAAACGAATTATAAATCAATATAACGATATAACAATATGGAACTGATAAACGGCAACAGTGAAATAATTAGGGACTTCTTTCAGTCTATGGATAGAATATTAGACGGTATCAGCCGACTGGCAAAGGAAAGCAGACCGCATTTGAACGGTGAAAAGTTTCTAAGCAACAGGGATGCAGCCAAATGCCTGAAAGTAAGCATCCGCACGCTGCAAGAATGGAGAGATACGGGCGTTATCCCTTACATTCAGATAAAAGGCAAAATAATCTATCGTCAAAGCGATATAGAAAGGCTTTTGCAGACCTATTATAATAAAGAACGGCAGGAATAGCCTACCATCCTTAAAAAAACACATTTTTTTCCGAAACTGACTAAGAACATTAACTTTATTAGTGTAGTATTTCGTCTGTGTAAGTCTTTAACTAAAAATACAACCCGGAGCGCAGCGCAGGTGTGGAGATTTTTAGTTAAACCCGTAGGGCTTGGACTTGAACGGACGGAATACGGAGCTTACCTTTGTTAATGTTTTATTCAGCTTTGGAAAAAGTACCAAAGCCGGATAGTAATCGTTTGTATTTTATTATCTTCGTAGAAATTTAACTTTTAAAGTGATACCAATATGGAAGATTTAAGCGAAAATGAAAATACGGTTGCCGTACTGACTATTTATTACAAGGAAAAACAACTGACAAACCTTGTTTTTAAAAGGCGTGAAATGGCTGATAAATTTGTTGATACTTTGCAACAACTATTGAACGAAGAAGGGAAAAAGGATTTTTCTTTCAGTGGTTCGATTACTACGGTTTATGACAGTCAGACACTTAGTGAGGAATTGGGCGGTTTCCTGAACGGTACAATCAAGCCTAAAGGCACATTGTCGGAGATAATGCAACTAATCAAGGTTGCAGGGATGAATTAAAAAGAAGATAGGTTTTGCCTATCTTCTTTAACCTGTATATTATTTCTTTTCGGGAAATATCTGCTTTACTTTCAGCCATTGAGAAAATTTCTTGTGCGCTATGTCCGAAGTAATATCACTTTCAATCACTTGGTATTTACCATTTACTTTAGTAAAGAGTCTTTTCATGTCCTCGTTTACTTTCTGATTGGTGATTTTGGCGTATATCTGCGTTGTTTGGATAGAACGGTGTCCCATGAGTTTACTTAGCGTTTCTATCGGAACTCCCTGAGAGATACACGTTTGGGTCGCATAAGTATGACGTGCCATGTGATAGGTCAAATTCCGGTCTATACCGCATAATCGGGCGATTACTTTCAGGTTTGCTTCGATGCCTGCAAGGTTTGTCATATTGAAAACTTTGTCCGTTTTTCTTTCATCCTTGTACTTCTCTATAATCATTAGGGGGATGCTTAACAATTTGATGCTACATACCGTCCCCGTCTTTTGGTGTGGTATCTTTATCCATGTGCTGCCGTCCTGTTCCGTTATCAGGTTCTCCACCGAGAAAGCGCACATATCCGCATAAGACAGCCCCGTAAAAGACGAAAAGACAAACCAGTCCCTTGTACGGTAATATCTTTTAGTCGCTATCGGAGTGGTGAGTAACTTTTGAAATTCTTCTTCCGTCAAATGCCTGTACTTTTTCAAAGGCTGTTCCGCCACATAGTTTATAAACGGGTTACGTTTTAGTGTTCCCTGATTGATGGCACGTGTGATTATCTTTTTCAATGCAATCATGCGGCTTAAAACGGTGCTTGCCTGCATCCGCTTTTCTACCCTCAAATAGAAATCAAAATCATTTATAAACTTATGCGTAAGGCTGACTAACGGCACATCTTCCGAATTGTATTTCATGCGGATAAAGTTTGAAAGATGCTTGTATGTCAGCAAATAGGAATAATAAGTATCATAAACACGGTTCACGCCTACACGTTTTTCAAATTCGGTGTTATGTTCCCGAAATAGCTGTAACAGGTGGGATGCTTTTTCACCTATACCGTTCAGGGCGTTCTTTATCCTTTCGGCTGTTACATACCCCTCTGTTTCCACTATTCGGTAATAGTGGGCTTTTACTTGCTTTTCCAAACGGTCAAGCGTCCGGTTTATATCGGAAAGTTCCTTTCTTTCTTTTTTCGCCCGTCCTTTCTTTGCGTCCCAATCAGGGGAAGAAAGATTTATTTTTGTGCTGAACTGTACGGAGTTCGCATCTACCGTTATGCGTCCGACTATCGGGCAAGTACCGTCTTTTCTACGTTTGGACGTGTTGAGATAAAACAAGACAGCAAAGGTGCTTCTTTTGGCTTTCGTATTCTTTTCCATATTGATAGTAATTTAGAATGATTTTTTATTATTCTGTGCCAACCAACCGGAATTTATCCTTTATCCGTTCTTCCAGTTTGTCGGTGTCCTCTGATATTTTATTATTGCTGATTTTTGCGTATATCTGCGTGGAACGTAAATCCCTATGTCCTAACATACGGCTTACTGTTTCTATCGGTACGCCTTGAGATAAGCAAATTTCAGATGCGTATGTGTGCCTTCCGGCATGAAATGATATTGATTTGGTTATACCACATTCCCTAATCATTCGTTTCAACGATTTGCAGATAGACCAGTAATTCAGGTTAGGAAAGACAAAGTTGTCTTTCTGAAAAGGTCGGTAGCGTTCAATTATCTGCAAGGGAATATCCAGCAGCTTCACTTGGAAGGGGACTTTTGTCTTGTGTCGTTTGGACAATATCCATTTCTCGCCGTTCACATCCACGATGTTGTCGTTCGTCAGTTCCTGAATGTCCACGAATGATAAAGCGGTAAAACTGGCAAAGACGAAGATGTCACGGATGTATGCGAGCTTGCTGTCTGCAAACTCATGTGTCATGACCGCTTTCAGTTCATCTTCTATCAGATACTCGCGTTCCTTTACATTGGGGCTGATATGGAACTGGATGAAAGGATTGCGCGGTATCAGTCCGTTATAATGCGCTTTCATGACCACGCCTTTCAGCCACATACAGTTTGCCCATATCGAACCGTTCCGCAATCCTGCTTCCGTTGAGAGGTATGCGGCGAACTCCTTGATGAAGTCGGGAGTAAGTTCCGGCATGGACATATCGCTACGCTTGTAAAACGACTTGATGAATGCTGCCACATGATTTCTTGCCCGTACACGTGCCCGATAGGTAGCCATTACCCTGTCTTTGCCCACCCGTTTCTTGAACACCTCATTCTCACGGTCGAAAGCCTTGAGCAAGGTCTCATACTCGCTGCCGATTCCCTGAAAGGCGTTGCGCACCATTTCAGCCGTGACGAATGCTTCACGGTCGGATATGCGCTGGTAATGTTTGATGATTTGCGCTTTGATGTTGTCCAATGCAAGATTGATGTCCCGTGCCTCGCGGCTCTTGCCTTTGGCTCGGTTGCCCTTGATGTCCCAAAGCATTTTCGGGACACTCTGTTTGCAACTGAACTGCGCCACAGTCCCGTTGATTGTAACCCGTCCCATAATGGGGACAATGCCGTTTTTCTCCTTACTGCCGTTCACGTAGAACAACACCTTGAATGTGCTTCTTGCCATACTCGTTTTTTTGTTTGCAAAGTTATTACTCAACGAGTTAGACCTTGATATGCCAACCTGTGCCACAAGCTGCCAGATACAACACAGTATGTTAAAAATCACCATCCAGCGGGTAACGATTTGGAGACCGTTCTGCTTCATAAATCCGCTTTCTTTTGCGTTACCCCGATTTTTCGCCTGTCTTCATTTGGCTCCGCAAACGCCTTATTGACAGGCGTTACGAAGACATTTGTCCCTTTTTATTCGTCTTTTCCAGAGATTTTGTGTAACTTTGCGTATGCTTGAAGGCATATCAATTTGAAGCTGCCTATTCTTGCTTGCGTTACCTTGTCGTAATAATTGGCTCAAATAAAGAATAAGACTCTACAATGAGATGAATTGAACACATGAAAACTGAATATCAAAAATGTATGGATGAGGAGCCTTTCGACGGCTCATCGCCCGAAATAACGGAAATGACTGTCCGTAACAAAAGGCTACTACACCAACTCAGAGAAACGGATTATGCCGACAATGAGGCAAAGCAGCGCATCTATCGGCAGATGTTCGGAAGTATCGGCAAGGATGTTTACATCGACATAGACTTCCGATGCGAGTATGGGAAAAACATCTATTTCGGGAACAAGGTGATCGTGAACATGAACTGCACGTTCCTCGATAATAACAATATCATTATCGGTAACAACGTGATGATAGCCCCCGATGTGAAAATATATACCGCAACTCATTCCGTCCACCTTGCGGAAAGGATGCCGGAAAGGACATGTCCCGGAGCGTCCATCTGCGACACAATTGCCCGACCTGTCCTTATAGAAGATGGTGTATGGATAGGAGGCGGCTCTACAATCCTTCCGGGTGTGACTGTCGGCCAAAACTCTGTCATCGGAGCAGGCAGTGTTGTCGTGAAAGATATTCCTGCCAATTCCATAGCTGTCGGCAATCCTTTCCGTGTAATTAAAAATATCGAAGATAATGATTAAAAACCTCATTTTTGATTTTGGCAAGGTCCTTGTAAATCACGATTTGCAACCCTTGCTTGAACGACATTTCGGGGATGATGAAGTGTCGCTAATCGGTTTTCACAAGATTCTATCAGATCCGGAATTTATAAACATGTGCGACCGTGGAATAATCCCGTTTGAGAAAATGATTGACGGAGCGATAAAAAGGTATCCTGAATATAGTGATGCCTTCACGTTTTTCAAAGATAATTATCTTGAAGAGATAACAGGAGAGATTGAAGGTATGCGTGTACTTCTAAAAAAATTAAAGCAATCCGGATTCAAACTATATGGGTTGACGAACTGGAGCGACACAATCTA